AACTGAATGGCGTAGAAGTCTCCGGTGTGCGGACCCGCCGTATTGACGTACTCGCCTCCGTTGCCGCCGCTGAGATTATAGATGTTGGTTGAACCGCCCATATTTACTCCTTTACGGCTGTGCCGCGCTTGTCCCGTAGGTTGTGAATTGCGTGAAAGTGAACTGGCGTTGCTGGCGCTCCAGCTTGTCCAGTTCGTTTAGCATAAAGTTTTCAGCGCGCTGAGACGCTACGTTCGCCTTCTCCATTTGACCGTCAGCGAGAAGCCAGTCAGCGTAGGCTCCCATGATGGCATACTCGGAAAAGACGTAAGGGTAGTTGGTGCTGGATGAAGTGTAGTCCGCTATCGGCANTCGATACTTCACCCAAACGGGAGCGGTGGAACTNCTGTTCTCCAGCANGGTGAGGCCGTAGTCGGACCCTGACTCGTAGATGGAGCGGAAGGGTACTTCCTGCGGCACGGCGGCGCTGTACGGGTCGTTCTCCGTAATGCGCAGAACTTCACCCACGGATGTGCCGTGGTCAATGAACCCGAGGACGGTTGCCTCGGCGGTTGCTCCGCTTCCTCCTCCACCAGAAATAGTTACGGTCGGGGCGCTCGTATATCCGGTGCCTTGGTTCGTAATCGCTATCCCGTTTACCGCTCCGTCCGAATCTATGGTGGCGGTTGCGGCGGCGCTACTTCCTCCTCCTCCGGAAAAGGACACGGAAGCGCTTGAATACCCGGTGCCTCCGTTCCCGACGTTCACCGCTCTCACCCGAACGTCGGGTATGAACTGCTTCAACTCGGTTACGTCCGGCCAATCCGTGCGCTCACGCGCCAAGCGCGAGTATTTGTTGAAGCTACGAACTGCGGCAGAGGACTCGGCGGTGGTAAGCGCGTCAACCCCCAGCAGATGCCGGAGGTTGGTAGTCATCAAGCTGACCGCAACCGTTCTCAACTTTGCGCCCTTAGTTCCGGATTGTCGCGGAAGAACTCATTGACGAAGCCCTTGTCCCCCCAGCACCCCCTATGGGACTGGTGCCAACGGAAATACTCGCGAGCGGGGATGGAACCTTTCAGTTCGCCAAGTCCGTCCACTTGAGCTTTGCCCATTTCGCGGTTCTCCTTGCGGGCCATAGTCTCCCGCATGGACGCTTCGTGCTGCTCCAAATCAACCTCGTACCGCAAGTATCGGTCGAGGTTGCGCATGAAGGAAGAACCATTTCCGTTCTTCCACTTTGGTAGAAAAATGTCTGCCATCGGTTTGTCCCCCTCACCGAGGGAGCGCGCCGGGGGAAAGAATAAAAAACCCGGCGCGCTCGATTCCCCCGATGAAAGAATGTTTAGGCGAATTGCCCAAGTTCGATTATGCGCAAGCCGACAACAATCTTGCCAGCAGTTGCGGATGCGATAGCAGCGTCAGTTACTTCCAGAAGAACGGAAGTATCTGCACTAGCCGCTCCAACAGGTTGAGATTGACCGCCCGTGAAGGCATCACCCGTATTGAAGACGGGAACAGTCATAGCGTCTACGTCAAGAGCGTCAATAAACTCGTCCGGGTCACCGCCTGTCGTGCCTATGTCAATGACAAGAGAAGTAGTGCCAGCAAACGCTTCGGATTCGTAAACGCCTACGCACTCAACCGCACCACCCGCAGGGATGGTGGCGATAGTTGCTTGTCCACCGTTTCCGATAGACTGCAAGTCTTCATAAGTGGCGGTGTAAATGTGGGTAAACCCCTTTACCGACTCATTATTAGTTAATTCAGCCATTGTATTTATCTCCTGTATTTAAGGTTACTCGATGCGACCGTGAGCCTTGGGAGCCAAGCAGGCTAGGCCACAAATAATGTCGCAGAACCCGCGACGTCCGCCGCCTTGGTCTTCAAGCTCGGTCTTGGACTCGGCCTTGAGTTGATGAAGAGCGATGTACTCCGGGTCGATGAGAAGCGCCGCATGGTCGGTAAGCGTGGAAGAGCCGCTGGACCGCTTGAGGAACAGGCTGGGAATCACGTTCACCATGCCGAAGTCGCCTTCGTAGGTGTTTACCGTAAGCGTAATCTTCTTGGATTCGGCATCTTGATTAACGCGATACACGCTTTTTGAAGAAGAATTTCCGCCATCGCGAGCAAAGTCGGAAATGTCCGTCTTGACATTCGGAGTAGCAACGAGCGTAAGCTGACCACCGGGCATCCCATTAGCTTCGTACAAACTTTGAAGAAGAGAGTTTAGGTTATCTTCCCCAAGCGGGTCCTGGCCGCTGGAACTCGCGACACTTTGGAAGGCAGCGGGAACGTCGGAAGGTTGCCCTCCGCTCCCGAGCCACTTGAACAGGCCGCGCGTCAAGTAAGGGGCTCCGGCTCCACCGTCCTGCTGTTTGTCTTGGGCGGAACAAATGGCGGCTTCGACGTCGCGCTTGATTTCCCGAGCGGCCTTGCCTTCGGCGTAGGCGAACTCGCTGGAAACGGCGGCGGTGTTCGTAAGTTCTTGGATGTCGGACACGGCAAACGTGCGACGGAACTTCTGAATGTAGTTGCCAAGACGAGCGCGGTTGGCGGAAGCGTTGGTGAAAGCGCTGACGTCCTCACCTTCGTTCACTCCGGCGAACTCGACTTCTTGAAGGTCGTCCACTTGCCACTCGAAAGTAGTATTGGACGCCTTTTGCTTTTTAGCCATAGAAGTAACGGGAGTCACTTCGGGCTCAAGAATGGTCAGGATGTCCGAGAGGTCTTCTCGGTTTCCCGCCACGTTGTATGAGGCTGCTTTAGCCATAGTATTTTTCTCCTTATATTAAGTTTCGCGCTTTAGGCGCAGGTAAGTTTGGTAGTCGGACATGCTTCCGGACTCTTCAAATCGTTGACGAGCCGCCTGCACAGACTTCTCACGTTGGGACTTGGGCGACGTTTTGGCCGTGACCGCCGCTTCGGTGGAAGCTACGGGCGCCTTGGGTTTCCGAGTTGCCTTTGGTTTGTCCTGCGCCTCGTAGCGCGATTTAACCGTCTTGGCTCCTTCGACCATGAGACCTATCGCAAAGTTGGCGTTCGGCATCCGCGCCAGAAGCGGCGCGTAAAGCGGCGAACTCTTCACTTGTAGGTACATGGCGTAGTCCGGGCTCTCCTTATCCCCGAGGAAGTCGAAGGTATCCACCGCAAGCTGGTCGGATTGCTGTTTCTCCTGTATCCACTTTTGGCGCTCCGGTACGTCTTTCCGCAGAATCTTCCGGGCGTTGTTCCTTAGCTTCTTCAGTTCAGCCTTGGAATACTTGACCCCATCGTTTTCAGCGACGTACTCGTTCCCCTCGTCGTCGTACTGCTCTTCGCCGTCCATGCTTTCTTCCGCCCATTCGATGAGCGAGTTCAAGCTGTCCACTTCCTTCTGCATCTCCTGTTGGGAGGTGACTTTATGCAGAGCATTGTCCTGCATATAAGAAGGAGCTTCGTTGACCGGCGTGCTTTCAGTGCTCTGGACCTGGCGTTCAAGTTCCTCGTTCCGCTCTATCAGCGCCTTTTTTTGCGCAGTAAGTTTCCCGAACCTCTTGACCGCCGAGGCGTTGAGCGCCTTCGACAACGCTTTCGCGTCTTCCTCGGACATGTCGTCCAAGTTTATTCCTAACTTAGAAAGAACATCTGTGGAAGTCTCTGCGGGCGGCTCTTCTTGCGAAGATTCCTCCGGCACGTCTTCCGGTTCCTCGGCTTCCGGGGCTTCCGCAGCTTGTTCAGCGGACTCCTCTTCAGCTTCAGCTTGACCTTCGGGCGCTTCGCTTTCCGTCTCTTCACCTCGCGTCATAATCGACGCGACGTAATCGGACATCGACAAATTGCCGTCCGGCTGCGTTTCCGTTTCCACCGCACTTTCTTCTAAGGGTGCGGAGACGACCTCGGTAGTCTCGTTACTCATGTGACTAAAAACCAGCGCGCTTTGGCGCAGTGTTGCAAATGTTACCCCAAGGTCGCTCTTTTGCCAAGAAAAACCCCTGCGCCGCGATGGGAACGACGCAGGGGCGGGAGGATGTGGCGTGGAAAATTAAGCGTTTGCGATAAGGTCAAGCAACTCGTCCAGCGCTTCTACCTTACCCGACACCATGTAATGCCGGTTGGTGCATTGTATGCAGGCTTCGGACTGAAGCGCCCGAATGGAGTCTTCTCGGAAATACTCCAACAGACTTACGAACTCTTTGAAGTTAGGTTCGTTCTTGATGGAGGAAATGGTCTTGTGGACCCTTTCAAGGTCGGGTTCCTCGTATTGTTTCATCACCACTTCTTACAAGACCAGTACCCTGCCGTCAGCTTTGACTTCTTCTGGTCGCACTTATGCCTAGCGCGGAAGGACTTCCTGCGCTTCGGGTCATGTTTCTTTATAGTCATGTTCGGGTCGCCAAATCGTACCAAGCGCACCTTGTCGCCTTCTTTGGCCAAGACCGCAAACTTTTTCGACTTACCGGGAGTTCTCTTTGGCTTGTTGTAGCCCGAGAACCTTTCGCCACGATGGGTGATGCTCATGCGCTTGCCGTTTGCTATAAAATTCAGCGACGGCGAGTGGCAGGGACGGGCCTAGGTATGCTCAGCCTACCGGTGCCGACCCCTTTCCGGTTCTTCGCATTATGTACTTTCTTGGAAAGCATTTCACCGGGATTTATTGGTTTCCGTTTAGTGATTTCCGTTTTAGGGACACCATGTTTTTTAGCCGCCGCAGAAATAGCTTTCGTCCGCGCCTCCCGCATCTTCATGGCTTTTGAGTTCAAGTCTATTCTTGTAATGCCTGCACCCGCCGACATCACTTGGCGTCTACCATCCTTGCCCTTTCTGAATGCGGTAGTGCCTACGTCCGTCTTCTGAACTTCCGCAGCCAGCTTTCGCATCTTTCCTTGAACCTCTCGGTATGCGGCATCCACATCCTTTACAAGGTAAGATTTCTTCTTCTTAATAGACGGACTCACACCCTTGGTTGAAGGCTTAGAGTAAGAAGCCGCCTTACTCTTTGGTTTGCTTTTTAATACCGACAGTCCAGTTTTTCTCTTAGGCATTGTATTTCCTTAGTTGATGATTAGCCACTTGCCGTTTGTCCGTATGGAGTGGGTTGGGCGCCAATCTATAACTTCAGCGCACGACGACCGCGCGGCTCTGGTCGAGGAAAAATCTTGTTGGTTCCCATAAGACGCTCCTTCCTTCCCGCATGTACTTTCTTAGAAAGCATTTCACCGGGATTCATCGGCTTCCGTTTAGTAATTTCCGTTTTAGGGACACCGTGTTTTTTAGCCGCCGCAGAAATAGCTTTCGTCCGCGCCTCCCGCATCTTCATGGCTTTGGCCTTCAAGTCTAGCCTATCCTTTTTGGCTCCAGCAGAAATCCGTGCATAATTGGCATAATCCTTAGACTGTTCGTGTTTTCTCCACGGTGGGAGTTCGCCAGGAGGCCCGGGTGGCGGTAAGTCACCTACATTCGTCTTCTTAACTTCCACAGCCAACTTGCGCATCTTTCCTTGAACCTCTCGGTATGCGGCATCCACATCCTTTACAAGGTAAGATTTCTTCTTAGTGGGAGTCTTCTTAGCAGGAGTCTTCTTAGCAGGAGTCTTCTTCTTGGATTTACTTAACCCCGTTCGTGAAGCATGTTGTCCAGTTTTATATCTAGGCATTGTATTTCCTTAGTTGATGATTAGCCACTTGCCGTTTGTCCGTATGGAGTGGGTTGGGCGCCAATCCTTCCAATTTCAGCATTTTGCTTTTGCTGGATGGCGAATTGACGTTGCTGCATATAGTTCTTCACGCGCTCCTGCATGGCTTCGTCGCCCTGTATCCGTTGCTGGACGTCGGGCTGCTGGAGCCATTGCTGGAATACTTGAAGCTTCAACTCATGCGCATCTTGCTCGCGAACGTTGGGAGGCACCCCGGCTGCTAGTTCGGCAATCGTAGCGCGCTCTTCCTCAACCGCTTTCTCGGATGCAGTTTCTTTCGGAAGCATGACCTTTTCTGCGGCTCCGGGCAGGATTTGTTCTACGGCTACTTGCAGAAGACGTTCGGTATCCAGGGTGCCGCTTCTGTCGAGCATGCCCCCAAGCTCGGCCACCGCTTTGACGCGCTCGACCATTTGTTGCGGGTCTTGGGTCGCCACGTCAAACTGGAGCCAGAAGTCAAAGCGCTCNCCCGCCGCGCCCTTTGCGTACTTCTGCATGTTGTTCATGCCGGTGACACGGAAGAACTCTTCGTCCGGGCCGTACTGTTGGTACAGGGTGAACACTTGGTCGAACACCTTCTTGAGGTGGCCGAACACCTTGTCCACTACTTCCTGTTGCTTGGACTGCGCTTCCACCGGGTCAACGTTTGGAGCGTTTCTGCCGAAGTATCGGTCGGCTTGCTCCTTAACGTACTTGCGTATTTCAACCGACCCCACGTCGAAGCGCGGTGTTTCGGCAAACCGATATTCTCCCGGCGTGCGGTAAGGAACCTTTACCCCCGGTCCCCACTTGGTCGGCGCTCGGCCAAGAGGGTGTTCAAGTGGGGGAAGCGTTGATAGCGACTGTCGGTCAATCGCCGCATCCGTCTCGACCTTGAGTACCTGCTGGATGCTCTCGATAAGCTCCGGGTAGGAGCGTGACGAGTATAGGCGCTTGCTGGTTTTCTCAAGGGTCGTGACTACGAAAGGATAGCCGCCATGCCCGTAGTCGAGCAATTGGTGCTTGGCGTAAAGTTCGGGCGTGTCGGCATTGAATACCGTACAATAAATGCCTGGAACGTCGTCCTCGTCAAGGAGGCGCTGGTAGCAATAGACGATTCTCAAAGTTTCGTCGTGATGGTCCTCGGTAAACTCAAGGTTGTCGCGGAGGTAGTTTAAGTTGCCCTCGCTTGCTTCGGTCTGGCCGGACTTCTCAATTACGGCCTCAACGAACTCCTTGTCCCAATCCTCGCTCGCCATCTTGCCCCGAAGTTGCTCGGGAGTCATGTGAACCACGTGGAAGCAATACGGAGCTTCCTGCGGATTGATGGTGTAAGGCGGGAAGAAGACGTCCTCGTCGGGCGCCAGCGCGCGTATGCGCGGTTGAGATACTACCTGCCGAGTAACGGGAACCGTAGTCTCTCCGTCCTTGCGGAGTTCATTCAGCATTCCCTTGGCCTTCTTCTTGGACACGTCGAAGTTCTCCACGAACATCGTGGAAATCTCATTGTCCATGCTCCCGTCCAAAATGACTTCGGCAATTTGGGGCATCGCTTGAGCTATCTCTTCAAGACTGATGGACTGCTGTTGCTTGAGGTCTTGAGCGTCCCAAAACACGTAATGCACCATCATCCCCTTTTCAAACAGATGAGACAGTCCAAGCTCGGTTTGCTCGTAGAACTCATCCATTCGGGCGTTGATGAGCCAGCGAAGAAAAGCGGAAACCACACCTGCTCGGGAAGTGTCATTCGACTCAACGGGAGTCGCAACGATATGAGCGCGCCGAACGGCGTTCATGCACATTGCCACCCGGCACCCGATAAGTTCGTCGGCCAAGCGCAC